CGCCCCGGTGCAGGAGAAGTGAAATGGCCGAGTTTTCCCTGCTCCCCGGTCAGCTTGCCCTGAAGACCCGCCAGGGAGACGAGTTCAGCGCTACCGTCACGCTCTCGCAGGGCACGGCGGCGTTCTCACTCACGGGCTACACTGTCACGGCGGGCATCACCTCGCTCGTGGATGGCACGAGCGTAGACGACTTCACGTGCTCGGTCGTCTCGGCGACTGCGGGCACCGTCTCGATCTCTCTACAGGAGAACGAGACCTCCGCGCTTGCATCGGGTTCGTATGCTTGGTCACTGCGGTGGATCGCGCCGGGCGCGGTCACTCGCACCGCACTATCCGGCGTACTGGAGGTGACGCGGTGAGCATCACGGCGAGCGTCTCGGGATCACCGATCACGGCAAGCGTGACCGAAAGTGGCGCGAGCGTCGCGGTGTCGCCCGTGGCGATCTCGGCGACCGTACTCGCTGGCATCGGGCCGCAGGGACCGGCGGGCGCGACCGGCGAAGGCGGCGGGGCTTCGACGCTCGCCGGGCTCACCGATGTGCAGATCACCGCCGCCGCCGATGGGGACGTGTTGAGATACAACGGCTCGAAGTGGGCCGACTACGCCGAGATTCAACTTACTGACGGAGGGAACTTCTGATGCCCAACACAATCCGCATCAAGCGTCGCGCGTCGTCCGGTGGTGCAGGAGCGCCGAGCTCGCTCGCCAACGCGGAGCTCGCGTTCAACGAGAACTCGAACATCCTCTACTACGGCACGGGCACCGGCGGCGCTGGCGGCTCGGCCACGAGCGTCATCGCGATCGGCGGCTCGGGTGCGTTCGTCTCGATCACCGAGGTCCGCGCGGCGAACACGGTCCTCGCTGGCCCGGCGAGCGGTGCCGCCGCTGCGCCGACGTTCCGGGCGCTGACTGCCGACGACATTCCGTCGCTGTCGGGCGTCTACATCCCGATGTCGGGCACGGCGACTCCGACCGGCACGTACACGTTCAGCGGCACGGTCAACGTCACGGGCACGTTCCAGGTCGGCAGCACGACCGTCACGTCCTCGGCGGCCGAACTGAACCTTGTGGATGGCTCGATCGCGAACACGGTCGTGAACTCGAAGGCGGTGATCTACGGCTCGGCCGGGCAGATCGCAGCGACGACGCTCACGACCAGCGGCAACGCGACGGTCGGTGGCGATCTCACGGTGACGGGCAACCTCACGGTCAACGGCACGGTCACGACGGTCAACTCGACGACCGTCACCGTCGACGACAAGAACATCGAGCTCGGCAGCGTCTACAGCCCGACGGACACGACGGCCGACGGTGGCGGCATCACGCTCAAGGGGTCGAGCGATAAAACGATTCTGTGGACGAACTCGACCGACTCGTGGACGTACAACCAGAACATCGAACTCACCTCGGGCTACGCCTATCGGATCGACGGCGTCTCGGTGCTGAGCAAGACGACGCTCGGCTCCACGGTCGTGTCGTCCTCGCTCACGAGCGTCGGCACGATCGGCACCGGCGTCTGGCAGGGTACGGCGGTCGGCGTCGCCTACGGCGGCACGGGGTTGACCAGCGTCGCGAAAGGCACGGTGCTCGTGGCGAACGACACGAACACCATCACCGCACTTGACGGCGGCGGTACGAACGATGGACTCCTCGCCTACACGGCATCGAGCGACACGATCGCCTGGGCGACGAGCATCGACGGCGGGACGTTCTGACGATGCCGACACTTCCGGTCCAACTGAAGCGAAACGGCACGCCCGGCGCGAGCGGGCCGTCGTCCCTTCTCGAAGGCGAGTTGGCGATCAACTACGCCGACGGCAAGATCTACTGGAAGAACGCCTCGAACGTGATCACTTCGTTCACGTTTCAGAGCTACGCGCTCGCGTCGCACACCCACGCCGCCTCGGACATCACCTCCGGCACGCTGGACATCGCACGCATCCCGACGGGCAGCACGTCCAGCGCCGTGTGCATCGGCAATGACGCCCGCCTGAGCGACACCCGCACGCCGACCGATGGCAGCGTGACGACGGCGAAGATCGCCAACGACGCCGTCACCTACGCCAAAATCCAGAACGTCTCCTCCACCGACCGCATTCTCGGTCGCTCGTCTGCGGGTGCAGGAGATGTGGAGGAGATCACCTGCACGTCGTTCGGCCGCTCGCTGATCGACGACGCCGACGCCGCAGCGGCGAGGACCACGCTCTCCGTGCAGCCGACGGCGAGTCCGGCGTTCACGGGTGCAGCGACGTTCGACAACACCGGCAACGTCGTCCCGGTGACGATCACCAACGCAGGCACCGCCAATAGTTTCGTCGTCAACGACGCGAGCGGGGATACGTCGCCGTTTGTGATTGATGCGAGTGGGAATGTCGGCATTGGAGTCACACCCACTTCGCTGCCGCTCACGGTCTTTTCGTTTGCGACCTCCGACGCAGACAAAGCGACGATGTTGCTCAATGGCACGGTGTCGTCGGGGCAGAGTTTCGCCGGTATCAGATTCACGCACAACGTGTTTTCGACGGGCTGGGCCGCCGACATTCGCTGCGTGGACACGGGAAACTTTGGCGGCATCCTGTCGTTCCGCACATCAGCGACCGGCAGTGCAACGGCAACGCCGACCGAGCGGCTGAAGATCGACGCTTCCGGCACCGCCACGTTCGCGGGGCAGATACTCGCGGATGACCTCACCACATCGAACAGCGTCGTCTACGGGTTCGACGGTGACACCAACACCGGAGTCGGACGGGGTGGGGCCGACATTCTGACGTTCGTCACCAACGGCACAGAGCGGGTGCGGGTGGATGCGAGCGGGAATGTGGGGATTGGCAATACGCCAACAACGCTACTAGAGGTTGGTGCTATCGGAAAAACTCCGGTCGCAACGGCTAACGCGGCTTTCTTTTGGGGCGCGAGCCTCGCCACTGCGTCCACCGGCAATGCAAACGTGCAGATTCTCTCTACCGACGCGCAAGCCGCCGATCTAGGCGGATCTATTGGTCTGGGCGGCTCATACAACACAACGCAGTCGTTGTCATTCGCTGTAATTGCTGGCAGAAAAACAAACTCCACAAACAACAACGCTGGTGGTTACCTCCAGTTCTTCACACGCAATCAAGGCGGTGGCGTGCTCGGAGAGGCGGCGAGAATAACTGACGACGGATACCTGTTAGTTGGCTACACGGCAAGCAATGGCGCGTATCGACTACAAGTCAACTCCCAGATTTACGCGACCAACGCCACGGTTGCCACCTCCGACTCTCGCTTCAAGACGAACGTCGAATCACTGGCCGACGCCACTAGCGTCATTGAAGCCCTGCGGCCCGTTGCGTTCGACTTCATTCCGCAGAGCGACCGCAACTTCGCCGCCGAGCGTCAGGTCGGACTGATCGCACAAGAGGCTCAGGCGGCGCTCGCTGGCACCGACTACGCCGACAGCGTGGTCGCTCAATGCGGCGACCATCTTGGGTTGGCATACGAAAAACTGGTGCCGGTGTTGATAAAGGCACTGCAAGAGAGCAACGCACGCATCGCCGCACTAGAGGAGCGACTGAACCATGCCTGACATCCCCACGCTGTACCCGAGCGAACCGCTGGCGATCTCCGCGACCTTTGACAAGTTGTGGGTCCGTGAAATCGTCATCTCCTCGCCCACCGTCGGCGGCGAGGCCGAAGCCCGCGTGACCCTCGTACGATTCAGGACCACCGAGACCGGCGTGGAGGAGGCACCCGCCGAGCCGATCCGGCTCCACGTCCGCGACCTGCTCGCGGGAGCCGACTCCGATCCCGACCTCGCGGCGGCGGTGGGGGCGTTGATGAACTACGTGGGCAAGATCGGCGTTGAGCAGGGCGTCATCGCGGCGGGCGAGTGAATGGTCGTCCTGTCGTCGATCCTGCGTCGCGAAGAGCCGCAGCGCGAGCGACGCGAGCGTATGCCGCTGCCCGGCGAGCTCGCGGTCGTCTGCGTGTTCTGGAATCCGGCTGGGTGGCGATCGCTGCGGAGGAACTACCTGCGCTTTCTGCACGAGATGAAGTGGTGGGGCGTGCCGACGTTCAACGTCGAGCTCGCCTATGAAGGGCAGGCGTTCACGTGCGAAGACGCCTGGCTCACGGTCCGGGGCGGCGACCGCAACGTTCTCTGGCAAAAAGAGCGCCTCATCAACCTCGCGGTCGAAAGACTACCGGATCGGTTCGACAAGGTGGCGTGGATCGACGCCGACATGATCTTCCTCGACCACCAGTGGCCCGAGCGGCTGTGCCGCACGCTCGAAGAGTGGCCCGTCGTGCAGTGCTGGAATGAGTGGCACTGCGCCGGGCCTGACGGGCAGATCGAGAGCACGAAGCTCTGCGTCGGGCATCGCTGCGAGCGATACCTGAGCGAGCAAAATTGCTGCCCTGGCGGTGCGTGGGCGGCACGGCGCGACATCTGGCCGCTCTACGATCGCCACATCGTCGGCAGCGGCGACTCGATGATGGTCGAGGGATGGACGAACCACCAAGTGAAGCGCTGCCTGCGGATCATGAACGAGCCGATGGCACGGCACTTCCGCGAGTGGTCGGACGTGGCGTACGCGAAGGTCCGGGGCGAGATCGCCTGCCTACCCGGTGACGCGATGCACCTGCATCACGGAAGCCTCGCCGATCGCCAGTACCACTCCCGGTGGTTTCCGGTGGTCAACGGCGGCTATGACCCGGCGACCCACGTCGAGGTGGACGAGAACGGGCTGCTCCGCTGGACGGACTCGGCACCTCCTGAGTTGGTCGAGTGGGTGCGTGGCTACTTCGCGAGCCGAAACGAGGACGGCTGAGTTGACACGCCCGGCACCATGCGGGCATGGACATATCAACCAAGCGAATCCTCGTCACGGGCGGTGCCGGGTTTCTCGGACGCGCCGTGTGTCGTCTCTTGCGTGAGCGTGGGTGCACGCAGGTGATCGTGCCTCGCAAGGTCGCGTGCGACCTGACCAGCGAGGAGGACACGGTCGAGCTCTTCGACGACGTGCGTCCCGAGGTCGTGCTGCACCTCGCGGCCGATGTCGGCGGCATCGGGGCGAACATGAAGCAGCCCGGCCGATACACCTACGCGAACCTCGCGATGGGGTTGAACGTCGTTCATCAGTCGTGGCGGTTCAACGCAGAGAAGGTCGTCGTCGTCGGGACGGTGTGCAGCTATCCACTCGACCCGCCCGTGCCGTTCGTCGAGGACGACTTGTGGAACGGCTACCCCGAGCCGACGAACGCCGGGTACGGGATCGCGAAGCGTGCGGTCTACGAACTACTGCGGCAGTACCACAAGCAGTATTCCCTACCGGGTTCCGTTGTGATTCCGACGAACCTGTACGGGCCGCACGACAACTTCAATCCTGAGACAAGCCACGTCATCCCGGCGATGATTCGCAAGCTCTGTGACCACGGCCCCGTCGCGATGTGGGGCACGGGCTGCGCGTCGCGCGAGTTCCTGCACGTCGATGACGCTGCCGAGGGAATCGTGCGAGCAGCGGAGAAGGTGACGACGCCCGACCCGATCAACCTGGGCGGTGGCGGCGAAGTGCAGATGAGGAAGTTGGCCGAGATGATTGCTGGCGAGTGCGGATACATGGGCGAGATTCGCTGGGACGCATCGAAGCCCGACGGTCAGCCGAGGCGTGCGGTCGATGCCACGCGAGCCCGCGAGATTCTCGGGTGGACGCCGAAGGTCAGCCTGGAGCACGGGATCGCCGAAACGGTCGCGTGGTGGAGGGAGCAATGCGCGTCGCTCTGATTACGGGCATCACTGGACAGGACGGCTCGTACCTCGCCGAGCTTCTGCTGGCGAAGGGCTATATCGTCCACGGCATCGTGCGGAGGTCGAGCACGTTCGGCACGCAGCGGATCGAGCACATCTTCAACCGGCTGAACCTGCACTACGGAGACGTGACCGACGGCGGTGCGATGGCACGGCTTGTCGCCGAGATCGAGCCGGACGAGCTCTACAACCTCGCGGCACAGAGCCACGTGCGGGTGTCATTCGACCAGCCAGCGTACACGGCGGAAGCGGTCGGCATCGGAGCGCTCAACGTCCTCGAAGCCGCCCGCGTCGTGCCGGGATGCCGGGTCTACCAAGCGTCCTCCTCCGAGATGTACGGGCAGGTCGCCGAGACTCCGCAGCGGGAGACGACGCCGTTTCGCCCACGGTCGCCGTACGGCGCGGCGAAGGTCTACGCTCACTGGATCACGGTGAACTACCGCGAGAGCTACGGGATGCACGCCTCGTGCGGCATCCTGTTCAACCACGAAAGCCCGAGGCGTGGCGAGACGTTCGTCACCCGCAAGATCACACGGGCGGCAGCACGCATCGCCAGCGGCATCCCTGAGACGCTGTACCTGGGCAACCTCGACGCCCGGCGGGATTGGGGCCACGCAGCGGACTACGTAGAGGCGATGTGGCTCATGCTCCAAGAGGACGACCCCGACGACTACGTCATCGCCACGGGCGAGACGCACAGCGTGCGGGAATTCTGCGAGCGAGCGTTCGCCCACGTGGGGCTGGACTACCGGGACCACGTGGAGATCGACCCGAGGTACTACCGACCGGCTGAGGTTGACCTGCTCCAAGGCGATGCGAGCAAGGCACGCCGAGCGCTGGGCTGGGTGCCGAAGGTGACATTCGAGGGGCTCGTGGCGGGAATGATGGACGCGGAACTGCAAGCGATACGGCGGCGCGTGGTAGCGTGAGGCTATGCCGCAGCGGATACCGACCTGCCGCCCTCCTCGGCTACGCACGCCACGCAGACCCGAGGACCGACCCAACGCCTACCAGCGTGGCTACTGCGACGAGCGGCACCGGGCATGGCGGCTGGCTGTGCTCCTGCGTGATGCGTGGACTTGTCGCCGGTGCGGGCGTGTGTGTGCCGACAAGGGCGAGGCCCACGCGGACCACGTATCACCTGTGGTACATGGCACCGAGGTCTGCCGCGATGGACGCAGCCGGTATGACGTGGATGGCGGGCAGTGCTTGTGCGTTTCATGCCACGGGTTGAAGACGATCAAGGAAAACCGGGGACCGGGGGGGCGGGTCGCGCCTTGCGGGTGAACACGCAATAAACCCCGGTTGCCTCCTGTTTGTGTTTCTGCGGTGGTAACTTCGCGGGGGTAGGTCATGGGACGACGCGGACCAAAGCCTGAGCCGACCAAACTTCGGCTACTGCGGGGCAATCCGAGCAAAAAGCCGGACTCGCCGGACGAGCCGCAGCCGCCGACCGACGGCGTCTCGATGCCCCCGCACCTCGGCGAGGTGGCAGCCCGTCGCTGGGGCGAACTCCTGCCGATGCTCCAGGCGACGCGGGTGATGACGCGAGCCGATGTCGAGGCGCTCGCCCGCTACTGCGACACGTGGGAGTGGTGGCTGGCAGTGCGTGCGAAACTCAAGGCCGAGGGCGACACCTACCCGATCCTCAATGACGGCGGCGAGGTGAAGTACATCGCCCAGCGTCCCGAGGTTGCGATCGCACACAAGCTCGCACAGCAGTTGCGGCAACTGGAGTCCGACTTCGGGCTGTCGCCTGCTGCCCGCGCCTCGCTGAAGGTGGAACCGGATGCCAAGGCCGAAAGCGCCATCGACAAGTTCCGGGCGATCAAGGCTGCCCGCAAGGCGTAAGCCCGAGTACGTCAAGGGCTACACGTACGATCAAGACGCAGCCGACCTCGTCATCGGCTTCCTTGAGTCGGTGTGTTGTCACACCAAGGACTCGCCAACCGCGAAGGCGGGCGAGCCGATGCGGCTACTCGACTGGCACAAGCACGACGTGATCGAGCCGCTCTACGGGTGGCGAACTGATGACGGGCTGCGACGGTATCGGCTCGCCTACCTAGAGGTGCCCAAAAAAAATGGCGTCTTGGCCCCTGCGGCTGGATGCCGTGGGGGCCAAGACGACAAGGCAAATCGACGCTCCTGTCAGCACTCTCAATCTGGCATCTCCTCATGGAGGGAGAAGGCGAGCTCGGGTGCATCGCGGCGAAGGACCGCAATCAAGCGGCAATCATCTTCGACGAGACCGCCGCGATGGTGAAGCGGTCGCCGGAACTGGCGGCGTCGCTTGAGGTCGTCGATTCTCGGAAGACGATCGTCTGCATGGGCACCGGGTCGTCGATGCGTGTGATCTCGCGTGACGCCGGTGCGGCCGAGGGACCGTCCTACTCGTTCGTTTTCTGTGACGAGCTCCACGCGTGGCCCGACCGCAGGCTATTCGAGGCACTCCGCTACTCGGGTCGCTCCAGGCGTGAGCCGCTGCTCTGCACGATCACGACGGCCGGTGACCGGCGCGACACGATCTGCTGGGAACAGCACGAATACGCCGAGCAGGTGATCGCAGATCCGAACTATGACCCGAGGTTCTATGGCCGAATTTACGGCGCGAAAACGGACGGGTCGGAGGACTACTTCGATCCGGCGACGTGGCGTCGATGCAACCCCGGCATGGGGATCACGATGACCGAGGAGGCGTTCGCGGCGGATGCCCGCGAGGCGAAGAACAAGGCCACAAAATTGAATGGCTGGCTCAGGTATTCCTTGGGAGTTTGGACCGAGTCAACGAATAGGTGGCTGGACCCTGACAAGTGGGCCGCATGTGCCAGCGGTCCACGCGAGCCGTTCGCCGGTCGAAAGTGCATCATCGGCATGGACTTGTCGAAGACCACCGACCTCTCCGCGATGGTCGCCTTGTACCCGTGCGAGGGCGACGAGTTCGAGGTCGATGCGATGTTTTGGGCTCCACGCGACTTGATCATGGAGCGGGAGAAAACCGACCGTCAGCCGTTCGCCCACTGGGTGAACTCGGGGTACATCACGGCGACCGATGGGAACATCATCGACCACTCGAAGATCCGCGAGTACGTGCTGGAGTATGCGAAAACCCACGAGGTGGAGCACGTCTACATGGACTTGACCGGGGCGGTGCAACTCGCCGTGGAACTGCAAGGGGCGGGGCTGCGCGTGTCAGGATGGAGCCAAGGTTTTCGCGGGATGTCGTCGCCGACGCGCCGTCTGGAGTCGCTCGTGTTGCAGCAGCGACTGCGGCACGGCGGCAACCCGGTGCTCTCGTGGATGGCCGCGAACGTGACAGTGGAGACGAACGCGTACGAAGACGTGCGGCCGGTGAAGAAGAAAAGCACGGGACGCATCGACGGCATCGTGGCTCTCATCTTCGCCCTCGGCGGTTGGGAGTCTGACCAGATCACGAACAAGCCTGGAGCCGAACCCTCCATCCTCTTCCTATGATCGCCCCATCCGACCGCATCCTCTGGCTCCCGACCTCCGAGTACGAGTCCCGCAACTGGGACTACGAGTCGGGCGGCTACGGCGGCAACCGCAACCCGTCGGGCGTGCGGATCGACCCTGAGACGGCGCTCCGCTCAACGGTCGTCCTCGCGTGCGTCCGCGTGCTCTCGTCCAGCGTGGCCGGGCTCCCGCTGCATCTCTACCGTCGGCTGCCCAATGGCGGGAAGGAGATCGCTCGCGAGCTGCCGCTGTACCGCATCCTCCACGAGCGGCCGAACGGCTGGCAGACCTCCTATGAGTGGCGAGAGCAGATCATGCTCCACCTGCTCACACATGGGCAGGCGTTCGTCGAGATCGCCGGTGCCGGTCCTGCGACGCAGTTGATCGTGCTGCACCCGAGCCGAATGCAGGTCGAGCGGATTGAGAACGGCAGGCTCCGGTATCGCTACCGAGAGGATCGCGGCACCGAGACGATCTACTCGCAGGACGCAATCATGCACCTGCGGTGGCTGTCTGACGACGGCGTCAACGGCATGGTGCCGGTCGAGCTTGCCCGCGACGCGATCGGGCTGGCCCGTGCGTGCGAGATTCACGGCGCGTCGTTCTTCGGCAACGGCGCTCGGCCCGGCGTGGTTCTGTCTACGGACAGCACGATCTCAGCCGAGGCGGCCGAGGCGCTTCGCAACGGCTGGGAGCGGATGCACCGTGGCAGCGAGCGGAGTCACCGCACGGCGGTCCTCCAGGGAGGACTGAAGCCGATCGAGCTCGGCGGCGGGAATATGCAGGAGTCGCAGTTTCTGGAGACGCGCCGCTTCGCCGTCGAGGAGTGCGCACGAGTCTGGGGTGTGCCGCCTCATCTGGTCGGCGATCTGTCTCGGTCGTCGTTCTCGAACATCGAGCAGCAGAGCATCGACTTCGTCACGAACGGGCTGATGCCGTGGCTGCGTCGCATCGAGTCTGCGATTGCTCGCGACCTCATCACAGACGACTCGCTGTTCGCGGAATTCGACACGCGAGGGCTGCTTCGTGCCGATGCCGCTGGGCGATCGGCGTATTTCAACACGCTTTGGAATCTCGGCGTCTTGAGCGTCAACGAAATCCGGGCGCTGGAGAACCTGAATCCCGTCGAAGGCGGCGACGTGCGGTTCGTGCAACTCAACATGACCACGCTCGATAAGGCGGCTGCGGCCGAGCCCGAGCCGACGCCGGTCGTCGAAGAGATCGTCGTCGAGGAGCCGGTTACCGACGCTGCGTCATCGACGCCAGAACCCGCCCAGGATGCCACGCCCCAGGTCGCCGAGGTCTCGCTCAACGGTGCCCAGATCACAGGACTCATCGCGATCGTGCAAGCGATCTCCGATGGTCTTGTCACCCGCGAGGGTGCGGCAGCGATGATCGCTGCGTCGTTCCCCTCTATCCCGCCCGCACAGATCGACGCGATCCTCGCAGGGGTGGTCGAGCGTCAACCGCTGCCAGCAGCGGATGCGCAGCCGCAGCCGGTGCCGGTCGTCGAAGACGCCCCCGCGAGGTCGCTCGAAGAGCGAGCCGAGCCCGGCACCGTCGCCGAGGGCGACTACGTTTCGTGGGGCTCGTCTGGAGGGCGAGCTCGTGGACGCATCGACCACGTAATGGACTACGGCACGCTGGACATCCCCGGCACCGACTTCGCGATCGACGCGACCGAGGACGACCCGGCGGCGCTGATCACGGTGTACGAAGAGGTGAGCGGCGGGTGGCAGGCGACCGACACGCAGGTCGGGCACAAGGTGAGCACGCTCACGAAGATCGACCCGCTGCCCGAGCCGCCGCCGGTTGAGGAGCCACGGGCGAAGCCACGGAGGCGGAAGCGTGGCTAAGTACGACCACATCGACTTCAGCCCGCCAAGCGGCGTGCGTGAAGAGGCGGCCCGAGGGCTGGCATGGCGCGACGAGTACGGCCGAGGCGGCACGGCAGTCGGCGTTGCCCGAGCACGCGACCTGTCGAACGGCACGAACATCTCGCCCGAGACGGCGAAGCGGATGGCGAGTTACTTCGCCCGGCACGAGGTGGACAAGCAGGGCGAGGGATGGAGTCCGGGGCAGGACGGCTTCCCGAGCGCGGGTCGGATCGCCTGGGCTCTCTGGGGCGGCGATCCGGGGCAGGCGTGGGCGAGCAAACTGACGCGGCAGATCGAGGCAGCGGACGAGAACGACAGGAGCACGACGATGAACATCGAGCGTCGCAGTCTGGCGATTGACGAGATCGAGTCGGCGGTCCCGCTGCTCGCGGTCGAGAGCCGCAGCGAGGATGACGGCACCGAGCGTGAGTACATCGTCGGCTACGCGGCGAAGTTCGGCGTGCTGTCGTTGGACCTCGGCGACTTCGTCGAGCGGATCGATCCCGGTGCGTTCGGCATCGTCGCCGAGCGTCGCGGGCGGCGGAAGCCGCTGGAGACGCGGGCGCTCTGGAATCACGATGCGAACTACCCGCTCGCGAGGTACCCAGGCACGCTGTCGATGAGCGTGGACGAGATCGGGCTGCGGTATGAGTTCCCGGTGCCCGACACGACGTATGGGCGGGACATCGCGAGCAATATTCGGGCGGGCATCGTCAAGGGCTCGTCGTTCTCGTTCACGGTGCCGAGCGGCGGCGACTCGTGGGCGGTCGAAGATGGTCGCAGTGTGCGGACCATCCAGAGGGTGGATTCTCTGATCGATTTGGGACCAGTCTGCTTCCCGGCATACCCGGATGCCGACGTGACGATTGCCCAGCGGTCCTACGATGCGTTCGTCCTTCGGCGTGACGCCGAGGCTCATCGCCGCATGGCTGCGGCGGCCCGTGCCCGAGAACTCCGCGAGTACCTGACGAAGCATGGCCGCTAGTGGCGACTCGTGCCCGAAGTGCCGGGCCGGTGTGTACGTGATCGCGTCGAGCCAGCGGTCTGGCGACTACCAGACGCGATATCTGCGCTGTCCGAGGTGCGGTGCGACCGACAAGCAGACGCTCCTGGCGGTCGAGGTGCGGCGGCGAAAGTTGTTTACTAACGCTGCCCAGTGACTGGATGGGTGCCGGTCTGGCTCCGTAGGTTCGTGGATAGGTGGCGTGATCGCCGCCGCATCCCGACCACAGGAGTCACGCTCGTGGACAAGATCAAGGCACTGCTCGACGAACTCGCCCAGGTGGTCGCCGAGATGGAGGCGATGAGCGAGGCTCCCGCCGAGGGCGACGCCCCCGCGATGGACGCGGAGGAGGAGTCGTCGCTTCGCTCTCTGTCCGAGCGTGCCGACAAGCTCCGCTCGCAGATCGAGCTGCTGCGTGCCATCGAGGCGAAGAACCTCGAACTGCGTGCCGTGCTGGAGCGTGGTGCCCCGGCGAAGGCGATCGAGAAGGCTGCTGCCGAGGAGGCTCCCGTGGAGAAGCGAACCGTCCCCGCGATCCCTGTGTCGCACGGCCCGCTCAAGGCGTTCCGTTCGGCCGAGTCGGCGTACCGCGCTGGCATGCACCTGCGTGGCTACGTGTTCGGCGACGCCGAGGCCCGTCGGTGGTGCGTCGATCACGGCGTCGAGAGCCGCGCCCAGGCGGGCGGCGTCAACTCGCTCGGCGGCGTCCTGACCTCGCCGGAACTGTCGAACGAGATCATCCGGCTCGTCGAGGAGTACGGCGTGTTCCCGCAGTACGCTCGCCGGGTGCCGATGTCGAGCGACACGCTGAACATCGCCCGTCGCACCGGTGGGCTCGCTGCCCGTCCGGTCGGCGAGAACGCCGAGGTGCTCGCGAGCGACGTGACGTTCGACAACGTCGAGCTCGTCGCGAAGATCTGGGGCGTGGCGAACCGCGTCCCGAACTCGCTGCTCGAAGACTCGGTGATCGACCTCGCGGACCTCATGGCCGACGAGACGGCCCAGGCGTTCGCGGAGGCCGTCGATAATTCGGCGTTCGGTCCTGCCGACGGCGAGAGCACCTATCACGGCGTGGTCAGCATCACGAAGAAAATCGTCAAGGCTGCTCACTCGGCGTCGGTCGTCACCACGACCAACGGCACCGAGGATACCTACGGCGAGCTGACGATGAAGAACTTCACCGACATGGTCGCCAAGCTGCCGACCTATGCTCGGCGGAACGCCCGGTTCTACATCTCGCCGTCTGGCTGGGGCGCTGCGATGCTTCGGCTCGCGATGCTCCCCGGTGGTGCGAGCGGCCCTGGCGGCAACTCGTCCAGCGACGTGGCTGCCGGGTTCGGCGAGCGGTTCCTCGGATACCCTGTCGTGCTCGTCTCGGCGATGCACTCCTCGCTCGATGATTCGAGCGGCGAGGTGGCGTGCCTCTTCGGCGACCTCTCGCAGGCCGCCGTCTACGGTGAGCGTCGGGCCATCCAGATCCGCACGGCGTCCGAGCGGTACATCGAGTACGACCAGACCCTCACGTTCGCCACGACCCGCAACGCGATCGTCGTGCATGACGTGGGCTCCACCACGAAGGCTGGTCCCGTCGTGGCTCTCAAGTTCGGCTGATCCGACTGACTGACTCTCAACCCTCCGAGGAGATCTAGAACGTGAACCATCTCGAAGCCACGAAGTCCGTCGTCGGCCACAGCGAGAATCTGACGGCGGCGCAGACCCACACGCTCGTCATCGACCGTCTCGGCTACGAGTACGTGTCGCTCGACGTGTGCCAGGAGCCGTGGGCGAACGCGGGCTACACGAGCCAGGCGGCGTTCACCGTGCTCAAGCTGGAAGAGTCGGACAACAACTCGTCCTACTCGAGCGTCACCGAGTTCGTCGGCGGCGGCACCGGCGGCTTCACGATCCCGACGCCGAGCGCCACGGCGGGCGACGTGGTCGTGCGGATGGACGTGGACTGCCGGGGCAAGAAGCGCTACCTCAAGGTCACCGCCACGCCCTACACGACCGGCACCGTCTACACGGTCGCCCGGCTCGGCAAGGGCAACGACGGCCCGGTCAGCGCCTCGGCGAAGGGCGTCAACGCCACGGTCAGCGGCTGATCCGGCTTGACACGACCGACACAGTGAGCGGCGGGTGGCGACGAGCCGCCCGCCGTTTCGCTTTGGAGGCTACAGCGTGATCGTGCAGGTCGGCGATACGTCGGTCGAGGTTCGTGCCGAGGCGGTGCTGTCGGCTCCGAGGTTCGGGCCGCTCACGAACGTGTTCGCGTTCATCGAGAGCCTCATGCCGCTGCACATCCGCCCGACGCTCGGGCAGGGTGCGTTCTGGGCACAGGTGCTGACCCGGATGCTCGAGGAGTTCGCCCCGACGACCGAGTACATCATCACGCTGGACTACGACACGTTCGTGACCCGCTCCGACATCGAGCGCCTCTTCGCTATCGCGATGACCTGCCAGTGCGACGCCCTCGCCCCGATCCAAGCGAAACGCGAGGACGGGCGTCCGATGCTCACGCTCCTCGACACGATGGACGACCCGCCCGCTGACGGCAAAACCGAACTGCCGCTGTCGTGGTTTGCCGAGCCGGTTCAGCAGGTGGATACGGCTCATTTCGGCTGCACGGTGATCAGCACCAGGGCGCTCAGGCGAACGCTCAAGCCGTGGTTCCACTCGAAGCCCGACGCCGAGGGCGGCTGGGGCGACGGGCGGATCGATGATGATCTGTGGTTCTGGCGTCAGTTCAAAGCGTCAGGCAATCGCCTCTTCATCACGCCCCGCGTCGTGATCGGTCACGGCGAGTACGTCATCTCGTGGCCGAGCCGGGATTTCACGGGGCCGGTGTTCCAGCACACGACCGCGTGGCAGCGAACAAAGAAGCCGCCCGAAACTGCATGGAGGGTGGGTGAATGACGACAATCAGAGTGCGGATGCTGCGAGCCTACGGATCGTACAGGGCGAACGAGCTCGTCGAGGTAGACGAGGGCTTCGCCGCGAGGCTCTTCGCGTGGGGCTACGCCAAGCGAGAGACACAGCAGTCGCTGATTGAGACGGCAGCGGTGGAGCCGGTCGCGGAGCGGGCAGACGTGACGCCACGACGCAGGGGGCGACGGCATGAATGACGGCAAACGGTACCGATCGCTCAAGGTCGCCACGCAGCCGGTCGTCGAGCCGGTCAGCGTCGCCGACGCCAAGGCTCATCTGCGGATCGACCACAACAGCGACGATTCCTATGTCGCTGCTCTCGTGTCGGCCGCGCGTGAATATTGCGAGGTCTACATGGACGAGACGCTCGTGGACACGCAGTACGTTATGCGGCTCGATGCGTTCCCGGCGGTCATCGAGTTGCCACGCCCGCCGATGAGCCAGACCACCGGTCGCACGGCGGTCTCGATCGTCTACACCGCGAGCGAGGCGGGCAACACGGCTACGCTCTCGACGACCGAGTACCGTGTCGATCGAGACGCGAAGCCCGGCACGCTGCGGACGCTCTACGGCGGCTCGTGGCCGAGCCACCTCCTCGACTACGGCAGCGTCACGGTCACGTGGTGGGGCGGTCGCGGCGACGACGGCAGCAAGGTTTCGCCCCGCGTGAAAGCGGCGATCCTCATGCTCGTCGGGCAGTGGTATGAGCGTCGCATGGCGGCCGACTCTGTCTCGCTCTCCGAGATGCCGTTCGGCGTGAAGGCGCTCCTCGACTCCGTGAAGTGGGGGAGCTACGCGTGATCGACCCTGGCAAACTCCGCGAGCGGGTGACGGTGCAGATCGCCACCGGGGCGACGAACGCCATCGGCGAGACGGTGCTGACGTGGAGCGACTCGACGGCGGTATGGGCGAGCGTCGAGGGCGTGTCGGCCCGCGAGGCGCTGTCGGCGAATCAGCAGGAGGTGACCGTCACGCACCGCGTGCGGACCCGATACATCCCTGGACTTACGCAGCAGATGCGGTTCGCGTGGCGTGGCAGGACGCTCGATATCGTGTCGCTCCTCGAACACAACAACCGCAGCGAGCACGAGTGCATCTGCGAGGAGCGGACGTAATGGCGGGCATCGACATCAGCGTATCGTTCCCTGAACTTGAGTCGCTCGTGCAAGGCTTTCGCGGTCTGCCGAAGCGCTTGGCCGCCAAGTACATCGGGGCCGCTCTCCGCAAGGCGATCGCGCCAGGCGCGAAACGGCTGAAACAGACCACGCCACGAGGGCCGACCGGCAATCTGCGCCGTGCCGTTGCGATCAAGGTGAAGCGGTACACGAAGGGCACATACGGCAACGCCGTGGCGCTGGCTGGATTTCGCGCGCCGCCGAAGAAGAAAGCCGAAGACCTCAAGGGAAATGAAAAGGGGCACCATCAAGGCTGGCTGGAGTTCGGCACGAAGGAGCGTAAAGTCTCGGCGGTCTCTCGTCGCGGGTTCGTTATCGCATCCAGTTGGGGTAACAAGGGCGGCAAGCGAACTGGATTCAAGATCATTCCGACAGGCGACGGCAAGCTGCGGACCACCGGCAAGAACACCTTTTTCCGTTCGGCCAAAAAAGCCGCAGGCACGCTGACGCTCAAAAAGATGCCGGTCGGCGGATCGCTGAAAAAGCCTCCGGTGCGGACGGCGTACGAGGAGACCGTCTCGCAGCAACGGTCGATCCTTCGCATCGAGATGACTCGCGGGCTCCAAAATGCGACCCGCGAGAGCCTCAAGCCTCGGAGGCGGCGATGAGCTACAAGTCCCCGGAAAAGGTGCTGCTCGATGCCCTGGTGTCTGCTACCGCCGTGACCAGCGTGGTCGGCACACGGATCTACCCGCTACTCGCCCCAGCCTCGTCTGCCCTGCCGTTCGTCACGTGGAGGCGAACCGGCATCGAGCGGACCCAGACGCTCGGATCGCCTCACGGCGTGCCGCGGGTTTCGGTGGACTACACGGTCGTGGCGGCGACCTACAACCAGGCCCGCGAGGCGGCAGATGCCATGCGTCGCACTCTGGATGGGTACGGCGGCACGGTGGACAATACGGTTGTGGAGCAGGTCAGCCTCGAAAACGAAGTCGATGACTTCGTCACGCTGGCAGGCTCCGACCAGCCGCCCTCGTATTCGGTCACGCAGTCCTACGACATTTGGTGGAGAGAGTGACGCATGTCATACAGCACGCCGCATGATTCGTCCGGCACGAACTTCTCCTTCGCTGGCGTGACCTACACGGTCACGCAGATCACGTACAACCTCAACGACGTGGCGGCTGGCGACACGATCGACGTGTCGCATCTCGGGCTCACGGCCGGCGCTCAGGTCGCCACGATGGACCGCCCGCTGAAGGGCTCCGCGACCGACACGGGCCGCGAGGTGACGATCGAGTATCTCGGCAATGCGGTCATCGCCGATGCCGCTACCGGCACGCTCGCGATCACGGGCGGCATCTCGCTGTCGAAGGCGGCGACCGTGTCGAGCTCGTCGGTCACCCTCGCGACGAACGACGTGATCCGGGGCTCGGCCACGTTCCGCGTGGCTCGCTGACGCGGGGAGGCTCCCGCAGTGGCGACGTACTCGACGGGCATCTCGGCGACGTGGGGCAGCGTCACGTTCACTGAGATCGCCGGTCTCTCGTGGACATACGGCGGCGAGAACGTCGGCCGCTCCGC